ATATAGGGAGAAATAATAAATGTCTAATTACGAGGCCACAAAATACGATTTTGATGGAGCTAGCCTTTCAGGTGTTCAAGGAATTGCAACGGCAACTATTATGCCATGGTCTTCTTCGTCAGTACCGTCTGGATTTTTAGAATGTAATGGTGCAAATGTTTCAAGATCAACTTATTCTGATTTATTTGCAGTAATAGGTACAACTTACGGCGCAGGTGATGGTTCAAGCACTTTTGGTCTACCAAATTTACAAGATAACATACCTGTTGGAAAATCTGGTACTAAATCTTTAGCGTCAACTGGTGGAGCAAACACTGTAGCCTCAACTGGAAACGTAGCAGGCTCTACAGCCAATGCAACTTTATCAACAGCGCAACTTGCTTCTCATAATCATGGAGTTACAGGTGCGCGTTTTACTGGAAATAATAACGTTAAAGGAGCTCAAACACAGCAAATTAATGTTAACACACAAAATACAGGATCTGGACAAGGTCATTCACATAACATGTCTGCGACCTTTACAGGAGATGCAACATCTGTTATACAACCTTATTTAACAATAATTTATATTATAAAAACTTAAAGGAGAAAAAATGGCAACTAACGCAAATTGGACAGTAGTATTTGATGATAAAATAATTATTAAAAACTACTCAGAAGGTGCTAATGAAGGTGTAGGGCACAAAATCAACAATGATTCTTTTTGGAACGATTCTAAATGGTCAAATATTTGGGCAATTCAATATGTTTCAGGTAATGAAGATTATAGTGATAGTGTAGAATATAGAGATAATACAGCTCATACTTCATGGACGGCAGCTAACTTAGGAGATTTTAAAACTCAATTTATTGATAAATGGGACGCAGCTCATTTATCTGAATTACAATCTAATTGGGATGAAGATAATGCTGAGAGTGAAACTGAATCTGAAAAAATTACTAGATTAGGTGCAAGACCTACATCTTATTCCTCATAGGAGAATAAATGGCAAATTATGAAGCTACAAGATATGATTACGACGGTGGTAATATCACCGGACTTGTAGGAATTCCAACGGCAACTATTATACCGTGGTCTTCTTCTTCAGTGCCAACAGGTTACTTAGAATGTAATGGTGCGAATGTTTCAAGATCAACTTACGCAACTTTATTTGCAGAAATAGGAACTACTTACGGTGCGGGAGATGGATCAAGTACTTTTGGTTTACCAAATTTACAAGACAACGTAGCACTTGGAAAATCTGGTACTAAAGCTTTAGCATCAACTGGAGGTGCAAACGCAACTGCAAACTCTGGAAATGTTGGTGGATCAACAGCTAATGCAACTTTATCAACAGCGCAACTTGCTTCTCACTCTCATGATGGATTTCAACTTGGTATAGCAGATTCCATGTCTACTCAATATTGGCAAAGATTTAGTCGACAACAAAGATTTCCTTCTACCAATAGCACTGGTTCTGGACAAGGTCACTCTCACAACATGAGTGCTACTTTTACAGGTGATTCAACGTCTGTTGTACAACCTTATTTAACAGTAATTTATATTATAAAAACTTAGGGAGAAATGAACTGTGTCTAATTACGAAGCAACTAAATACGATTTCGACGCCGCAAATCTTACAGGCATTGAATTAATTCCTACTGCAACTATAGTGCCTTGGACTGCTGCTTCTATTCCAACAGGTTTCTTAGAGTGTAATGGTGCGAATGTTTCAAGATCAACTTACGCAACTTTATTTGCAGAAATAGGAACTACTTACGGTTCAGGCGATGGTTCAAGTACTTTTGGTTTACCAGATTTACAAGATAAATGTTGTATTTCAAAATCTGGTACTAAAGCTTTAGGATCAACTGGAGGCGCAAACACTGTAACCGCAACTGGAAATGTTGGTGGTTCTACAGCCAATGCAACATTATCTACGGCTCAACTTGCTTCTCACTCTCATGGAATAGGATCTGGAAGTGGTACACCTGGAGGTGGTAATAACGCTTTAGGATCTGCTCAATCAGGAATAGCTAATACTAATTTACAAAGCACAGGATCTGGACAAGGTCACTCTCACAACATGAGTGCAAACTTTTCTGGTGATGCAACTTCAGTTTTACAACCTTATTTAACATTAATTTATATTATAAAAACGTAATATTAAAATTACCTTAACATCATCCAAGAAGTTAAAATATATTTTTCTCCAGATAAAGGAGGATTACCTCTATGTAGATATGGAAATCCAGCGGGCCAAATAACTATTCTTCCTTTTTTTGGTTTTACTCTTTTTGAAAAATGTAAAAATTCTGTTTCTCCACCCTCTTCAACATCATTTAAGTATATACTAAAAACAAAAGCTCTAGGTTCATTATCAAATCCTTTACCATGTTCAATATGCCAAACGTGATAACCTTCCGTAGGTAAGGTTTTTTGAATTTTTAAAGAAGTAAAATAAAAAGGAACTCCATAAGCATCATCAGCTCCTACATTTTTAACATAATGATTCCAAGCTAAATCAAAATTTAACATTATTGTTTTTAACTCTTCCCACCATACATTCATATTATTTGGTGCTGCAAAGTATTGTTGATCTTGTTTTTGTAAAACAGATGCTTTTTCAAAACCTATTCTATTAATAGTATTATTAAATTTATTTTGATCTTCAAATAATTTAATGGCTTTATCACATTCCTCTGAAAGAATGTAATTATCATAAATTCCTATAAAATTATCTATATTAACTGTTTTATCTTTCATTTAATTTTTTTTTATAGTCAAAATGTTTATGTTGAGAAATATTGAATATTAAACTATATCTGTTTTTTTCTTCTTGAGATGTATCAAATCCATGTAGTATGTGAGGTGGAAATATATAATAATCTCCTGGTTCAGGATTTATTTTTAAATTTAATTCAGGAAGTATTAAATCACATCCTTTTGTTAAATATAAGATTCCATGAAGATCAGGGTGAATATGATAATCTAAACTATCTCCTTTTTTTATTTCATTGCCCCAAGCATTTTCAATAGTATTTTTTTCTAAAAAATGTTCAAATATGTCAGCATGAGTTGTTTGATGTTTATTAATAAGAAAAGTCATAAAATTAATAAAATTAGATTTATTTACAAAATAATTCCAATCCGTCATTCCACCTTTTACGTTTGTATAATTTTCCATTTTTGGATTTAAATTATTTTTTACATCCATCATAAAATTATGAATAAGATCAGGGTAAGGATAATGTCCAAATATAATATTTACTGTTCTTGGATAAGTAATAAATAAAGAATTTTTTTCTTCTGCTAATGGGTTATTTTTATTAAATAAACTAATCATTTTGCGACTTTCATTCTCTGTAAAACTAATATATAAAGCACTATATGCTACAAAAATTAAATTTCAAGCCTGGTTTTAACAAGATGGTCACAGATTCAGGAGCTGAATCTCAATGGGTAGATGGTGATTTTGTTAGATTTAGATATGGATTACCTGAAAAAATAGGTGGTTGGAATCAATTATCTATTGCAGGTGAAACTTTACCTGGAGCAGCACGTGCTCAACACACCTGGACATCTTTAGCTGGTGAAAGATATGCAGCTATTGGAACTTCACAAGGTTTATTTTTATATTACGGAGAACAGTTTTTTGACATTACACCATTAGATACAGCTATTACAGGATGCACATTAACAACTGTTAATGGCTCAAATGTTTTACAAGTTAATAAAGGCTCTCATGGTCTAGAAGTTGGAAGATATGTAACTTTATCTGGCGTAACTGTTACAGGTGCATCAGATTTTACAACAGCAGAATTAGAAAAAGCTTATGAAATTTTAACAGTTGCAACAGTAGATAAATTTACTGTGCAAGCTGTAAGAGCTGAAGGTGGATCAGGTATGACTGCCGCAGGTGCTGCAACTGTTAATCCTTACGTTGAAGTAGGTCCTGTTTTTCAAACCGCAGGTTATGGTTGGAGTACTTCTACATGGAATACTTCTACTTGGGGAACTGAAAGAACTACAAGTTCTGTAATCCTAGATCCAGGAAACTGGAGTCTTGATAACTATGGACAAGTTCTTGTTGCAACAATTAGAGATGGAGAAACTTTTACTTGGAATGCAGGAGCATCAAATGCTAGAACAATTAGAGCGTCTAAATCTACATCAGGTTTTTCAACTTCAGCTAACCCAACTGCATCAAGATTAACTCAAGTATCAGATAGGGATAGACATTTATTTCATTTTGGAACGGAAACAACTATTGGAGATTCTACGACTCAGGATCCAATGTTTATAAGATTTTCAAATCAAGAGGACTTAAATGATTATGCACCAACTGCAGTTAATACTGCAGGTACATTTAGATTAGATAAAGGAAATAGAATTGTTGGAGCAGTATCTGGTAAAGATTATACTTTAGTATTAACCGATAGCTCTGCTTATGTAATTCAATTTGTTGGTCCACCATTTACATTTAGTGTAAGACAAGTTGGTACTAACTGTGGATTGATTGGTCAACACGCATTAAGTTATTCTGATGGTAAAGTATTTTGGATGTCAG